AAGGTTTTGAAAAGTCTGCCACCTGAGTATACAGTTCAGTACCTGCGGTTTTATCAGTCCTATAGTGCGGTGGAAACCCTTGTGGATATAGGTGCCTGGCCGATTATAGAAGATGAGTTCAAAACAGGCAAATATACAAAAGCAGCGGATATCCTCGATGAGCTGAACTGGACACAGAAAAGTCCGTACAAAATTCTCGGAACGGACAGAAACGAGCTTGGAGCTCTGAAAAAGCAAAAGCTTTCCTACCGGGATTTTTTGAAGATAAGACAGCTGCGGGCAGCGGGTGTGGCAATAACAGAGGAAAATGTAAAGTTTCTGATGCTTATAGGCCTTAACGAAGCCTTGGAGATAGCACGATACAATGACCCTGTTATCAAAACAGCAAAGTATCTGCAAAAGCAGGGTAAAACATATCAGTATCTGAAAGACTACTGGAATATGGCTGGTAAATTAGGACTTGATATGGAAAACCCAATTATAAAATATCCGAAAAACCTTGTGGAAAAACACGATGACCTTGTTATGAAAATCAAATGGAATGAAGATGAAAAGCTTAAAGCTACATTCCATACCCTTGCAGACATGCTGGAGGAAGAAAGCTACAATGACGGCGATATGCTTCTGCGTCCGGCAAGAAGTGAAAAAGAATTGATAGTAGAAGGCAAACTGCTCAAGCACTGTGTGGGTGGATACGGCAAAAGCCACTGCAACGGTAAAAGTATTTTTTTCATCCGCAAGGCAGAAGAACCGGAAAAACCGTGGTATACACTGCAGGTTGACCTGAAAAAAGGCGAACAGCTTCAGCTGCACGGATATGAAAATGACAAGAACAACCCTGTACCGCAAAAGGTAAAGGATTTTGTAACATACTGGCTGGAAAACATATTCCGCCCGTTTGATGTGAAAACCATGGAATTTATAGAACCAAAAGCAGCGGCAATGCCTGCGGCAACCGCTTTAAACATATTTTGCAGTCAACTGCAAGAAGGAGATATTATGGAAAACTTGATTATAAAACCAAACGGCACACCCGAAAGCACCGAGGCAATGGCCGTATACTTCAGCATAGAAAATGCAAAGAAGCAGGCGGCAGACGCTATGGTGGAACTGAGCAGAAACCTCAAAACAATGAGAGATAAAAAGCTGTACATTTCCCTGGGGTTCGATAAGTTCGAAGTCTATGTGGAAAAGGCTCACGGCATTAAACAGAGACAGGCATATACCTACATAAAAACTTTCGAAGATTTGTCGCCGAAGCTGATGGCGGACAATGCCGACCTCGGTATCACAAAGCTTTCGCTCCTCTGCCAGGTTTCCGCAATCGACCGTGAAGACTTTGTGGAAGAAAACGACCTTGGCGGGATGACCGTTGAGGAGGTAAAAGCTCTTATCGAAGAAAAGAACGGCCTGCATCAGCAGATTTCTCTGATGGAAGCTGCCGCAGGGGATGAGAAAATCATCAAGGATGCACAGACCAAAGAGATTGAACGCCTGAAAAAAGAACTGGCCGAAAAAAACAGCACCATCGCCGACCTTTCCGCAGCACCGCTGACAATGGATGCCGTGTCTGTGGAAGCAGAGATGATAGAAGAAGCTGTTGCGGCCGAGCGTGCCCGTGCTGAAAAGGAAATGGAAAGCAAAATTAAAGAGGCGGTCAAGGATGAGCAGAAGAAAGCGAAAGCCAAACTGGACAAACAAAAGGAAGATTTTGAGAAACAGCAGTAACCGAAGCACAGACAAAAGCAGCGGCACTGGAAAAACAGCTGGCAATCAAAGGCGACGACAAAACGGTGCGATTCAGTATTCTGTTCGAGCAGGTTCAGACCGACCTTATAAACTGTGTAAATCTTGTAAATGAAATCTCGGCCGAGGATGCGGAAAAGGCGGATAAATACCGCAACGCTCTCCGCAAAGCCTGTGATATGGCATTGGGAGGCGGCAGTGATGCGTGAAATTTTGTTCAGAGGTAAAAACTTCGATAACGGAGTATGGGTACAGGGGTATTACGTTCGTTTAAACGGAAACAAACACTTTATTTACACAGGACAGTCGGATGTTGATTGTGGTAACTATTATCCTGATTATTACCCTGTGGCCGCTAAGACAGTCGGTCAGTTCACAGGCTTAACCGACAAAAACGGCACAAAGATTTTTGAAGGGGATATTGTAAAAGACGAATATATACTTGGCAAAGTGGTTTACAACACCAAACAAGAAGATTTTGACGGTGCTGCAAGTTTTATGATAGATGATGTTGATGACGGATTACAAAGTTATAGATTTTGGAACAGCGTTGAAGTCATCGGCAATATCCACGATAACCCTGAATTAATAGGCGGTGCTGAAAATGGCTAAATTCACAATTATAGTATTTCTGGTATTTGTGGCACTTATAGTGTATTCCTGTCTTGTGGTCGCCAGCGATTATGACGATGAGTGCGAGAAACAGTAGAAAGGGAAGAAAGAACAGTGAAAAAGATTATATCAATCATCCTGGCAGCGGCAATGCTGCTGTCGGGATGCGGCAAGGAAGAAACAGTGGATATTCAGCACGGCCGTAAGGACAACACCACAGCTGTTCTTTATCTGCCAAACGGTGAGATTATAGAAGGCTGTCCCGACTGGTTTTACTTCGACGATGAGCTGGTAAGCGTTCAGATTGAGGGCGTGATATATCGCGTCAACAGCGACAGCTTTGCACTTATTGTGGAGGTGGAGTAAAAGCAGATGCGGAAAAACAAAAAGAAAAGACCGTACAATCAGAACGTAGTTAAAAGGGTGTTCTGGATAACAAGGCAGACCAACTTTCACATCAACGAGATGTGCGCCTATGAAGGACTGTCCGAAGGGCAGGGCGGCAGAATCATAGACAAGCTGGTCCGCAACAATCAGGCAATGAGAGGAGATAATCTGAAATGGAAGATATAATCACAACAGGCAAATGGCCTTGCCCAAAGCAGGCCGAAAATGTAAAGGTTGGAACAATTTCAAATATAATGCAGCAGTTTAATATCACAGCCGAGGAGTTTATCGACCACCAGATTGAATATTTGGAAAAGTACGCTTCTCTCAAGGAAAGAGGGTGGTGACATGGTAAATGCAATTTCAACAGCAATAGCAGCGGCAGCACTGGTGGTGATGTTTGTAGGATTGATTATCCTGCTGCGAGGATAAAATTTTTACAATAAGTCACGGTTTGACAGATTTTGCGAGGTGATCATTATAGAATTTTGGAAACAGGTAGCAATATATGACCTGCGTCGTTTCAACAGCCTGCAGGCAAGTGTCAAAAGCATGCAGGAGCAGGTGGATAGCATAAACACACGGCTTGAGGGCAGTGCATACTCTTTCAGCAGCACTCCTGTGCAGGGTGGCAGTTGCAAACTGGAAGATAAGTACAATGAGGCAATAGTGCTTAAAGACAAACTACAGTGCCAGATTGCCGAAAATGAAAAGGACTACATCCTTATCAGCAGGGCACTAGAGAAACTGTCCAAGGACGAACAGAAGATTCTCAACTATGCGTATATTTCAAGACCAAGCAACTATATCGGTGTGATTATGGATACATTCAATGTGGAACAGGCTCAGGCGTACAATCATATTAATAAGGCACTTAAAAACTATGTAAGGACAAGGTATGGTGTATGAAAGAAAACCGAATCAATGAAATAAAAAAACGCATATCAAAAGTTACTCCGGGGATATGGACAGTGGAAAAAGAAGACGACGTAGTTATAACAGCGGATGGGGTATATGTAGCACAGCTTACTTGTGAAGATTTAAGTCTTACCAAAAAGCATAATATTGAAGCTGATGCGGAATTTATTGTAAATGCAAAAAAGGATATTGAATACTTGCTTTCGTTGGTAACTATTTAGTATAATACAGCCATGAAAAGGAGGATTTTATGGCTGTTATTCTTACAAAAAATGATTTGATTGATAAATTGAAGATTCAGATAAGCCGATTGCAGCTTCATGCAAAAGCTTTTGATGATAAGAAACTTTTTGTCACCTACGACATGGCGACTGTAATTAGAGTTCTTTTTCATGATACTAACATGAGCCATTCTTTAATAAAGCAAATTTGTGATATGGAGGGAAAAGATAAAAGTAATTTTGAGATGTTCTCATCTATAAAACCTCCAGAACCAAATACCTTGATATTGTTAGGTGATGGTTTGTACTCTATGTGTTTTAGCCCGAAAGGAATCGAATGTTGTCCGGTTCTGAACGCGTCACCACACATTAAAATGGATTTTGATATATGGTGGAATGAAAAGGTTGTTAAAAATGTAAGCAATGGCTATGAAAACCCATCATGGATGACACGAAAAGAGTTAATACTTGGACACGTAAATCAAGAGGGCGGAGCCCATGTAGATGGCGAGGTTGATGACAATATTGCAAAAATTGGCACAGAAGAAGCTTTCGGATGGATATCGTATATCGATGACGGTAAAGGAAACATGACAAGTCCACCTGCGGCTGTTGACCAAAAACAAGCAAGTATAAGGCAAATTTGTTACGAAACACTTTATGCGTTGCATAAACATTTTCCAGAATGCTTCGAAGAAATGTATTTTTGAAAATTAGAAAAAGATTATAAAAAAATCCTAATTTCTGTGTTATAATAATATAAACGAAAAAGCAGAGAACAGCATCACAGCTGTTCTCTTTCTTTTTGCGGACAGTTAGCTCAGCGGTAAGAGCAACGGCCTTATAAGCCGTGGGTGCGGGGTTCGATTCCCTGATTGTCTACCAGATATCAAAAGGTAAAACCTTTGCACAGGCAGCGTTACTGACGTTGCCTGTGTTTATATCACATGGTTATACGGGACAAACAATATCGCCATTGTTAGAGCTGGGGTGGGAGCTGTGCGATATACATTTCAGAAAGGAAACTATGCTTAAATCTTGCAAATACTGTGGGCGGATCCACGACAGTAAATTTGATTGCGGCAGAAAGCCGAAAAAGAAAAACAACAGGCACAGCGGCGAGCTGGTACGTTACACTTCCAGAATGAAAAAGAAATCGGAAGCAGTCAAAGCAGCGGCACATTATCTCTGTGAGTATCACCTGTACATAGGTCAGCTGGTGTACACAGAACTGGAGACGCATCACATCATAAAGCTGCAGGAACGGCAGGATTTGGCAACAGAAGACAGTAATTTAATCTGTCTGTGCCGCAACTGTCACGAAAAGGCCGAAAAAGGCGAAATTTCGCCACAGTTATTACGAAAAATTGCACTGAGCAGAGGGAAACAGTCCCCCCGGCTCTTTTAATTATTATTTTTAATAAGCCGTGGAACCGACGATGGCCCTCAAAAAATAAAAAATTCCCCAAATAAGAAAATTTAGGAAAAATGAAGAGAAAAGAAAAGGCCCTCGCACACACGCGAATAAGGAAAAATATACATTAAAGCCAGAATCGGAGAAAGGAGGCTTTTTATATGCCAAGAGCACCAAAAACTGTTGAAAATATGAGCAAAAACCTTACAAAAACAGAGCGGGAATACCTCGAAAATGCCGAAAAAGCCACACTTTCGGGTATGCCGATAAGAGCGTTCAAAAGGACCAAAAAAGACAAAATTGCCCATAAGGAGTTCGTCAGAGTGACAGAACTGCTGTCAGCTGTCGGCAAGAACGATGCGATGTACGAGGCGGTTATAAACGACTACTGTATGTACCTTTCGGACATTGAAAGAAACCGCGATTACCGCGAGAAATTTGAAAAGGACATTGACGAACTGGACGAACTGTTCCTGGCGGACGAAATTACCATATCAGAAAAAATGCGAATGAGGGTAAAACACAACGACAACATCCTTGCCTGCGACAAGCAGATAAATGTGTTGCAGCGTAAACGCTTTGAAATAGAAAAAGAGACGGGTTTTACGGTGGCTTCATCCTTGCGAAGCATACCAAAGAAAAAAGAACCGGAAGAAGACCCGCTGGCCGAGGCCCTTAAATGACGGTAGTGGAAAGCCGTGCTGTCAGCTATGCAAAATGGTGTGCTAACAGCAAAAATAAAAAAGCACCGTCCTATGTTAAAAAGCAGGCAAGGCAGTGGCTTAAAATTGTGGACGGCAAAGACAGGGAAGCTTATGTTTGCGAAGATGCTTTTCAGCGTATATGCAAGCTGCTGCAGCTTATGGTTCATCCGGACCTGCATTGCAGCATGTATGACGGCCTTGAAGATTATGCCTGGTTCTTTATCGTTGCGGTCCTTTGCACAAAAAACAGAGAAGGCAACCGATATTATGAAACAGCGGTACTGGAAATTTGCCGTAAAAACTTCAAGACCTTCAATTCAGCAATTATATTTATATTGCTGATGCTCACCGAGCCAAAGTTTTCCCGCTTTTTCTCTGTGGCTCCTGACCTTAAACTGTCCAGCGAGCTGAAAGTTGCTGTGCGAAAGATTATAAAATCATCACCGGCTCTGGACAGTGCTTTTAAAATTCTGCGCAGTGAAGTACGATGCAAAAGGACAGACAGTGAATATGTTCCACTGGCTTACAGTCAGGACAAAATGGATGGCAAACTTGCCAATGCCTTTCTTGCTGACGAGGCAGGTGCCATGGAAAGCTATCCGATAGAGGCTATGCGTTCATCACAGATTACATTGCTGTCGAAACTGGGTATTATTATTTCCACACAGTACCCTAATGATGATAATGTCATGATTGACGAAATAGATATATCCAAGAAAACGCTGGACGGTTTGATTGATAACCGCAGGCGTTTTTCTTTGTTATATGAGCCTGACGACAATCTGCTGCAGGGGGACCAGTGGCAGACAAATGATCTGATTATATATCAGTCCAACCCTGTTGCAGTCAATAATAAAAATATCTTCAATGCCATAAAGGATATGCGCACAATGGCGGTGCTGTATGAGAACAAGCGCGAAAACTACCTCTGCAAGCACAACAATATCAAGTACAAAGGCCTTGGTGTTGAGGGATATGTGGAAATCACAAAGGTGCGCGAGTGCAAACGGGCCGATGATGATTCCTTCTGGCAGGGCAGGAATGTTTATATAGGCCTTGACCTTTCCCAGACTGATGATAATACATCGGTGGCTATGGCCTGCGTATATGACGGCGTTTTATATGCAAAGGTGTGGGGATTTATCCCGGCAGACCGCAAAGATTACAAGTCCAAGCGTGAGGAGGTAAACTACGACCGCCTTATAAAGAACGGCTGCTGTTTTGCCTGCGGTGAGGAGGTTATCGACTACGGCTTTGTCGAGCGTCATATCCTTTCCATCGAGGAAAAATACGGTGTGAACATCATACAGCTTGGATATGACCGCTATAACGCAATATCCACTATACAAAAGCTGGAGGCAGGCGGAATTGAATGCGTTGAAATCAAACAGCATTCATCGGTGCTGCACTCACCGACAAAGCTTTTGAAAGAAAAGATTTTAAGCAAACAGTTTAAGTATGACGAAAATCTGATGCTTGAAATAAACTTCCAGAATGCACGTTGCACGGAAGATACAAACCTTAACAAATACGTCAACAAAAAGAAATCTGCAGGCAAGGTGGATATGGTGGTTTCCCTTATAAATGCCACATACCTTGTGGAGCAGGATATGCTTTTTGGCAGTGACGATTTTGTAGTACAGACATAAGGAAGAGATACAATGGGATTTTTTGATTTTTTTAAAAGAGAAGACAGGGCAGAGGAAGTTGTAAGCTCTTCGGGCGGTGACGAGCTTATCAGGGCTTTGCTCAGCAATAATACTGTCACAAGAGAAATGGCACTGGAAATACCTGAAATTTCGGGCACAATAGACCTGATTGCAAGCATTGTGGCCAGCACTCCGATAAAGCTGTATACAGAGGTTGACGGCAAGGTCAAGGAGATAACCGAGGACCGCCGTCTGCGCCTGCTCAATGATGAAACAGGGGATACGCTGACAGCCAACGAGTTCTGGAGGGCGATCACCGAAGACTATTACCTTGGCAAAGGCGGTTATGCTTATATAAATACATACCGCAATGATGTGGTAAGCCTGCATTATGTTAAGGAAACCGAGGTATCAATCAGCAAAAATTATGATCCTATATTCAAGGATTTTGATATCTATGTTGCAGGAAACAGATATTATCCGTGGCAGTTTATAAGGATTCTGCGTAATACAAAAGACGGTGCCAGCGGCACACCGATTACGGCCGAAAACTCAAAGATTATATCGGTGGCGTATTCTTCTCTTAAATACGAACTGAATGCAGCCAGACGAGGCGGCAATAAAAAAGGGTTTCTCAAAAGCGAGAAAAAACTGGAAGAACCTGCGCTCAAGTCTTTGCGAAGTGCTTTTTCCCGTCTTTATTCTGATGACACCGAGGCTTCCGAGCCGTTTATCGTACTCAATGGTACTATCGACTTTAAAGAAAGCAGCAATACCCTTGCAGAGATGCAGCTTAATGAAAACAAAACTGCAAATGCCAAGGAGTTTGCAAAGCTTTTCCACGTTTCGCCCGAAGCAGTAAGCGGCGGAACAGCAGACACCTCCACAATTGCAAAGCTGGCGGCAATTCCGCTTATGGGGGTTATTCAGTCGGCACTTAACCGCGACCTGCTGAAAGAAAAAGAAAAAGGCAGACTGTATTTTGCTTTTGACACCAAGGAACTGCTGAAAGGTGATATCACCGAGCGTTACAATGCATACAAAACTGCGCTGGATGCAAACTTTATGCAGCCTGATGAGGTACGCTACCTTGAAGACCTTGAGCCTTTGGGCCTTAACTTTATCAAACTTGGCCTGCAGGATGTGCTTTATAACCCTGATACAAAAGAAATCTTTACACCGAACACAGGCAAAATGCAGGCACTTGAAAACGGAGCATTGTCTGACGGCAGCGAAGAACGTGCAAATCCATACAGAAATTCTAAAAATGGACAATTTACAAACAAACCTGCTGGTTCGGGGTTGACAAACAGTCAAGCAGGCAGTACAATAAAATCTTCCTCAAAAGTGATAGGTGTTAACGGCAAGGATTTTGACTCGAAACATCTGCCACCTGTTGAAATTGCCCCGGGAATAAAGAAAACTGCAGTAAAGGGTTCAAAAGTGACAAAAGTTCATACATTTGCAGGCAAGGGAACAAAATCTCCTTTGCGTGTTGAATCGGGACTTATAAAGCAGTTTGGCGGCAAAGCTGGTGAATGGCAGCATACAACAGGCGATGTTGATTTTAAAATAAAAGCCAACAACAAGACAGCGGAAGTACATTGGTTCCAGGAATCCAGTGTAGGAATTGTAAAAGCAAAAGTTAAACGCTGGAGGTAAATATGAAAGCTAAATATTTAGGTGAAGATGATTTTCCATATCTTACAAAAGGTAAGACTTATGAAATAATTGCAGTCGAAAAAGGTCCTGATTTCACAGGAGAAGCAGAAGAGACGGATTGGTACAGAGTTAATACAGACATGGACGAAGATTATTTGTTCCTGCCTGATGGCTTTGAACTGATTGAGGAATAAAACAATTTAATACCCAAAAGCACTATGTATTTTGCATAGTGCTTTTTTGTTGCCATTTTCTGTGAAAGGAGGTGACAAGTATGAAAATAGAAGTTAGAGCCGACGGTGTTCATATCTCAGGATATGTTAACGTCACAGAAAAGCCAAGCCGTCCTGTTATAACTCCTCACGGCAAGGTGATTGAGGTTATCGAACCGAGAGCCTTTGAAAAGGCACTTGCCCGTGCAGGTGATATCTCGGTTACTGTTGACCACGACTCCACACACATTTACGCAAGCACAAGAGAAGGCAGTCTCAAGATGTTCGAAGACAATATCGGTCTGCACGCAGATGTTCTGATTGTTGACCCTGCAATTATCGAAATTGCAAAACAGGGTAAAATCAAGGGCTGGTCTTTTGGTATGTACAATGTCGTGGACAGTCTGGAACAGCGTGCTGACAAGCTGCCTTTGCGCAGAATTTCCGATATGGACATTGACCATCTGACTTTGGTAGTCAAAAAGAACCCTGTTTATTCCGCCACAAGCGTGGAGGTAAGGGCAGAAAACGAAATCGACCTTGAACTGAGGGCGATGGATATTACACCACAAATTACGCAGACAGCGGAAGATACACCGCCGCCTGTGTCTTTTGATATCAAGGCTTATAAAGAAAGAACCGACAAACTGAGAAAATAATTTTTTTATTTACGGAGGTAACTCAATGAAGAAACTTATTGAAAAACGTGCTGAATTGCAGGATGAAATGGATGTAATCCTCAACAAAGCTGAAACAGAAAACAGAGCGATGACCGATGAAGAAGTAAAGCGCTTTGATGAAATCGAAGCAGAAATCCGTGCTATCGACGTGACACTGGAAAAGAAAGACAAGGCACGCAAAACAGAAAACCGTGCAAACCCTGAAGAAAAAACAGTTGAAGAAAGAGCAGCGGCAGAAGAAAAAGCTTTCTGTGACTATGTTCTTGGTATTGCAACAGAAAACCGTGCTCAGCTTACAGAGGGTGCAAACGGTACAATCGTGCCAACAACAATCGCAAACAGAATCATCGAAGAAGTAAAAGCACAGGTGCCTTTCTTCCAGTATGCAGACCTTTACGAAACAGCGGGCAAACTCAGCATCCCTGTTTATTCTGAAGATTCAGAAAACTACATCAACGCTGACTATGTTGATGAAGGCACAGAACTTACAGATAACGTTGGCAAGTTTATCACTGTTGACCTTGAAGGCTTTGTTATCGGTGCACTTGCACTTGTTTCCAACAAACTGAAAAACAACACAGATCTTAACGTTGCTGACTTTATCGTAAAACAGGTTGCAAAAGCTATTTCCCGTAAGCTTATGAAAGAGTTTACAATCGGCACAGCCAGCAAAATCAGCGGTGTTATCAGCACACCAACAATCGTTACAGCTGGTGCTGCAGCAGCACTTACTTACGATGACCTTGTAAACCTTAAACAGAAAATCCCGCAGGCATACCGCGAAAAAGGCGCATGGGTAATGCATCCGAACACATACGCAGCAGTTCTCAAACTCAAAGACGGTAATCAGCGCCCATACTTTGAAGAAGGTAAACCAATCCTTAATCGCCCTGTTATCGAATCCGAAGATATGCCGGAAATTGCAACAAAGGCAAAACCAGTTGTATTTGGTGACCTTTCCGGTTACGCAATTAAAGGCGCAAAAGCGGTTGAAGTTCAGGTGCTTCGCGAAAAATTTGCCACAAAAAACATGCTGGGTATCCTCGGCTTTGCTGAATACGACGGTGAAGTTGCAGACAAACAGAAGATTGCGGCACTCCAGATGGCTTAACAAGGAGGTTTATATATGAAACTTTACAAAGCAACCACAAGTTTTGCAGGTAAAGTTTGTATGGCCGTGAACGAAGAAAGAAGACTGGCAAACAAGGACGCTGCCGGTCTTCTTGAATGCGGTTATATCATACCTGTGGAAGAACCTGCACCACAGCAGACAGAAAACAGCTCTGACGAAACAGATTCCGCAGAAACTGTTACTGAAACACCAGAAAACGTTACGGAAACAGAGGAAACTGTTTCTGAAACTGCAGAAAACGTTGTTGAAACAGAGGGAACTGTTTCTGAACAGGCTGAAGACAAAAAAGGCAAAAAGAAATAATGCGGGGTGCAGGCTATGAAGATAAGCGAACTTACAAATATGGATATTCTCGGTTTTATCAAAGCAGAGGTTGACGAAGATTCAAAAAAAGAAATGGAACTGATAATGCCGGCGGCAAAGGTTTATATATGTGACTACACAAGTCTGAAAACTGAAGAACTGGACAACCACGAGGATATTACAATCGCATATATTGCACTTTGCCAGCACATGTATGATAACCGCACCTTTGCACTTGACAGCAAAGAAGTCAACAGAGTTATCGAAAGCATTCTCGGCCTGCACGACCATAATCTTGTGGGGTGATTTTATGATGATTAACCCTGGCGAGTTCCGCCACAAAATTACCATTCAGAAAGTAAACGAAGACACCGACAGCACTGACAGTGCAGGTAACCACATTGTCAGCTGGTCTGACTGGAAAAAGCTTTATGCAAAAATCAACAGCCTTTACGGTCAGGAATACTGGCAGGCAGCGGCACAGGGGCAGGAAAACACTGTGGTTTTCACTTTGCGGTGGAGCAGGGAACTTGAAATTCTTGCACAGACAAAGGAGATCACACAGTACCGCATTGTTTATAACGGCCTGCCTTATGACATTATCAGCTATGACAATGTGAATTTTGCAAACAGGCTGGTAAAGATAAAGGCGGTGAACCGATGAGATGTACTATTGACGGCCTTGCCGCCGCAATTCAGAAAGAACTTGCTGACTACAATCAGGAGGTTACCGACGGCATCAAGGAAGACTGCCGGCAGGTTGCCAGAGAATGCCGTGCGGAGATAAAACAGAACAGCCCGGAACTGACAGGGGATTACAAAAAAGGCTGGAGCGTAAAAACAAACTACGAAAGCCGCGAGGATATCCGCCTGACAGTTCACAACAAAACCGACTATCAGCTTACACACCTGCTGGAAAAAGGCCACGCGGGTGTGGGCGGTACGGCAAAGGGGGCAGCGGCTCCCCATCCGCATATTGCTCCCGCAGAACAGCACGCCGCCGAAAAACTTATAAACAAAGCCAAAACGAGGGTAAAAGGATGAACACAGAACAGCTTAAAAATTTGCTTAAAACAACAAATTATCCTGTGGCGTACAGATTTTTCAAGACTGCTCAGAAAGCACCTTATATCTGTTTTTACGGCTTGGGTGATAATACATTTTTTGCTGATGGCAAAAGATATGCGGCCTTTAAACGCTACAGGATAGAACTATACACCGATGGAAAAAACGAAACGGCCGAAAGCATTGTGGAAAATGCTTTGGCCGATTTTTGCTTTTCCAAAGACGGCGAAGATTATATTCAAACAATCGAAAAAACCAGAACAATTTACGAAATCGAGGTGTAAATATGGCAGATAAAGTAAAATACAGTGTGCGCAAAGTGCACTATGCAATGTTTAAGGAAAACTCCGATACAGAGTACGACACACCTGTGGCTCTCCCCGGTGCAGTTTCTCTTTCTCTTGAACCGCAGGGCGATGTAAGCCCGTTTTATGCGGACGGCATCCTCTATTTTAACGCTGTGGCCAACAACGGCTATACAGGTGATCTGGAGGCAGCATATTTTCCACCGCAGTTCCTCAAGGACGTTTACGGCTATACAGAGGATGCAACCAGCAAAATGCTGACAGAACACGCCAACGTACAGCCGAAACCTTTTGCTCTGCTCTTCGAGGAAGAAGGCGACAGCGAAGGTACAAAGTTTGCATTTTATAAATGCACAGCAACACGTCCGTCCCGTTCTCTCGCAACAAAAACACAGACCATCAACCCTAACACACAGAAGATTGCCCTGACAATGTCTCCGGATGCCAACGACACTGTTTTCGGTATGACACAGCCCGAAACACCTGCCAGTGTAAAGACAGAATGGTACCAATCTGTACACAGAGAGACAGCAGCGGCAGCGGCTGAATAGGCGGTGTTTATATGGAGAAGCTTGTTCAGTATAAAGATTCACAGCTGGGGCTCAAGGCATCTGCTTTGACCCCGCGTCTTTACCGCATCAAGTTCGGCAGGGACATGATTGTGGATTTAAATACACTTAAAATCAATTTTGAAAAGGTGCAGAAAGCCAAAGGCGAAGACAAGGCGGATGCTGATGCAGAATACACTGTTGAGCTTTCTGTCCTTGACCTTACAATCTTTGAAAACGTTGCCTTTATTATGGCGCGTCAGTACAACAAGGCTCACGGTCTTAATGTCCCCGATAATATCGATGACTGGTTGGACAATATGGACCAGATTTTTACAATCTACGAAATTTTCCCCGACATTATGGAGCTGTGGAGCCTTAACCAGAAAACAACATCGGTGCCTGCAAAAAAGTAAATCCCACCACAAGAACGGAAACAGCGGCAACCTTTATGCTGCGGTGTGCCGAGCTGGGTTTACACACAGACGACCTTGAGGATATGACAATGGGTATGATATACGATATGCTTATCGAGCAGGCCAACGACCGGGAAAAATATCCTATCAAGGGCAGAACAGGCACACTTAAAAATTTCCTGAAAGGTGGTGGAGATTATGGCGGACAGAATTAAGGGCATCACTGTCGAAATCGGCGGTGATACCAAAGGGCTCAGCAAGGCTTTGGGCGGGGTCAACAGGGATATCCGTGACACACAAAGCCAGTTGCGTGACGTGGAAAGGCTTTTGCGATTTGACCCTACAAATACCGAACTGCTGGCACAGAGGCAGAGATTGCTTTCCTCTGCAGTGGAAGATACCCGTACAAAACTTGAAACATTAAGAGCAGCAGAAGAACAGGTGCAGCAGCAGCTTCGGGCAGGAGATATAGGGCAGGAACAGTACGAGGCTCTGCGCAGAGAAATTATAGCGACGGAACAACAGCTGAGAAACCTTGAAGAACAGGCTGAAAGCAGTAACGAAGCCGTAGCAGGCATAAGCGAAATAACAGGCAGAATTGCGGATACTGCAGGGAAAATCTCCAAATCCACAGCACCTCTTACAGCGGGCATCGTTGGTCTTGGCACTCTGGCTTTTAAAGAGGCAAGTGAAATACAGGACGCTATGGGTGCAACCGAGCAGGTGTTTGGCAGCCAGGCACAAAAGATGCAGCAGTGGGCTGACAATCTTGAAACCTATTATGGCATAGCTGAAGGTGAGGCCCTGACCTATGCAAACACAATGGGTTCAATGCTTAAAAACATCGGCAATCTTACCGAAGAACAGGCGGCCCAGCAGGCACAGACACTTATCAAGCTGGCGGGTGACCTTACCGCTATGTTCGGCGGCAGCACAGCGGATGCGGTTTATGCTCTCACGGGGGCCCTCAAAGGCAACAACACCATGCTGGATAACTACGGTATGGCGGTAAACGAAAGCCTTATAAAAACCAAAGCCCTTGAAAAAGGCCTTATTAGAGAAGGCGAAGAAATGACCCTTGCGGCCAAGCAGGCGGCAACACTGGAACTGATTATGGAACAGGCCGCCGATGCTATGGGACAGGCAGAACGCGAAGCAGACGGCGCATCGGGTTCCATGCGAGCCACAGCAACAGAAATCAAAAATCTTTCCACCGAAATAGGCGAAAACCTTATACCGCTTATCACTCCGCTGATTCAGAAGGTCAGCGAGGCGATAGGCTGGTTTGGCGCTTTGGACGAAAGTCAGCAGATGCTGCTTGTAACAATACTTGCTGTTGTGGCGGCAATTTCACCGATTGCAGGTATCATTTCTGCAATTGCAACCATCGTCCCTGTCGCTACATCGGCATTTACGGCACTTAATGCAGTTATGACAGCAAATCCGGCAGGTATAATTTGCCTTGCCATTATATCCCTGATAGGTGTTATTCAGCAGCTGTGGACGCATTCAGAAAAGTTCCGTAATTTTTGGATAGAAGTCTGGGACAATATCATAGCAACTTTTCAGGCAACTGTTGACTGGGTGGGTAATGGTGTTGACAAAATAGCCGGATTCTTCAGTAATCTGTGGAAGGGCATTATAAATGGTGCTAAAAGTTGTCTCAACAGTCTTATAGAAGGCATAAATAAAATGATAAATGCGGCCCTTGGACCGCTCAATGCTCTTATCGAAGCAGCTAACCTTATTCCCGGTGTACACATTAAAAAACTGAAATTTGAAATACCAAAAATTCCTATGCTGGCAGAAGGCGGCACAGTTCTCAAAGGCAGTGCCATCGTTGGTGAGGCAGGCCCTGAACTGCTTACAGTTTCGCCACACGGTACGGTGGTAACACCGCTTACATCGGGCGGCAGTACAAAGGCTGCAGGCGGCATCGGCACAGTGCAGTTTATCATTCAGGGGTATACAGCAAATGAAAGCCAGCACATTGCTGACATAGTAAACCGAGAGTTAGGCAGGATATACGGATGAGAAAATTTAAACTTATAAATGCAAACGGTCAGGAATTTGACCTTATGCGCAAGGATGCATTTTTCTATAACATATCAGGTCTTGGTTTTGGTATAGAGGCAGATTATACCCGCATCGGCAGCAAGTATTTTGCTTCTGATGAAAGGGAAAAACAGCCTATGCCGGGAGGAACAATAAGCTTTGCAGGTTATCGTCAGCACGACGAGTTTCGTGCTTTCTGCCGTGTTGGAGGCCTTGTCCTTGCTTTTAAACAGCTGGATACATGGTACTATCTTGATGTTAACATCGATATAACCCATTCCGACATAAGTAAAGACACACATCGGTTGGAATGTGAAATCCGTTTTATTGCCACATCCCACTGGTACGAAAAGGTGACTGCCTCCAAAGCACAGGAGGATACATCGATAGGCAAGGTTTATCCTTATACCTACCCTTACACCTACAGTAACGGCCGTCCCGGTATTATCGACGTTGAGGGTGGCAATCTGCCCTCCAGCTGCAAAATTCACATCTTTGGCCCTTGCACAAACCCTGCTTTTACCATTACAAAAGGCGGTCAGCGTGTTGCTGACGGCCGATTTTTTGTGGAACTGCTTAAAGGCCGCAAGCTGGTTATCAACAGTGACCCTGTGGAGATGGAGGTTGCGGAATACACCACAAACAACGACTACATTGCGGACCGCTATGCTGACAGTGACTTTGAGACAGACCGCATTGTGGAGGTGCCCGCAGGCTCCAGCCGCTTTACCTTTACCCAGGAGGGCAGCGGTGCTGTGATCGCTTTTGTGGAGGTGAAAAAGCTTGTGTAAGATAGAATTTTTTGACGACAGCTTCAATCTGCTCTCGGCCCACATGGTAAATGTGCAGAGCATAGGCACAGACTATCTCACCTTTGAGCCGTCGCAGATTTCCATACACGGCGAAAGTAAAGCACAAAGGGGCTGTTTTTGCCGTTTAAGCGGTACAATCAGCTTTGAAGGAATAGTGTCAGACATTCAGCCAACCGCCGCAGGAGAGACAGTTTCGGTGCGTCCTCTGCAGGCTTTGTTTGACTTTGATGTGTTCAGCACAGCTTATGACGATGTCGCAAATTTCATTTTTTTATCTATATCTGAAAACGTTGTAAACAATGCTGACGCTCTGCAGAACAGGCCTGTACAGGTGACAAACAGTGCACCTGCGGCTTTGCGGCAGATTGAAAGCACAGAAACAAAGGTGAATTTGCTGACTGTTATATCCAATGCACTTAAAATTTTCGGAATTGCAGTTGACTGCAAACTGGATTTATCCAGGAATTGTAAAAAGCTGGTGGTGGATATACGGCAGAGAACCGAAACAAAAACAATCGAAGCTGACAAGCCCAACATTATTTCAAAAAATATAACCCTGGGCAACAGTTACGGCAGTGTCAATAAAATAATTATACGCAGAACACAGAAAGACAACGAAAAAGGCACCGTATCAGTAATTGATACAGTGCCTTTTTATCTGCATACAGACGGCAGTGTTTCCGCCGAAGATACAAACAGGGTTGTGCCTGTTTTCTGGGAACTGGAGGATATATCCGACTGTGACGACTGGCAGAGCAAGGCGTTGACCAAAGCCACAGAAAAGCTGACACCACAGCAGTTTGATAATGAAATTGTGCTCACATACCGCAAGGGAGACAGAGTGGTTCGGCCGATGCAGCTCAGGCTTGGTACACAGGTGACGGTTTTTTATGGCAAAAAGCCATACAGCTCCATTCTGACAGCGGTAAGTGTGCAGAAGGACACAGTTACACTCACGTTCGGCTGTGTGCGTGTGGCTCTCACCAAAAAGCTTATATTGGAAAGGAGAAATAAATGAGCATAGATTTAAAACAGACAGCGGGTGCAAATGTTAAACCAGTTGATGATGCGAGACTGTTCAATTTTATGTTAAGTAATAAAGTTGGTATTGTGGAAGGTGTGGAGATAACACACCTCGGTGCAAACCAGCTTAAAGTTTTTGCTGGCTGGGGCATCTGCCAGGGCAGAATGTTCACAGTTGAAGAAGAAATAATCAGTGCTGAGACTTCACCGAACGGAGAGATAGAAGGCAGGCTGCTTATCAATATCGACACAAGTAATGATGTGCCTGCAACTTTTATAACACAGGCAGCAGTAAGCTTGCCGGCACTTGTACAGGAAGATATCAATAGCAGCGGCACAGTTTATCAGATACCATTGGTGGAATACCATGTGAATGAGGTGCAGTGTGGTGAGTTGACTGATGTTAGAGTGATGCTTGAAGTTACGGAAACTGCGGTGAGGAAAGCCCAGCAGGCAGCAGAAAACGCCATGCCCAAAAGTGGCGATATATTTACAGGTGATGTTGCGGCATATTCAATAAACCGTGCCACAGGCTGTCTGCGTAATATCGAGGTCCGCACAACAGATGCAAACGGCACTATGCAGAGCACAAACAAAATTATTATGGTGCGTAAGTAGGTGATGTTATGGCGATTTACGATAATGACGGAACTGTAAACTATGAAATCGGCAAACTGTATGACAACGACGGCACAACCGGTTATCAGACAGGCAAGGCGTATGACAATGACGGCACAGCCCATGTTGAAGTTTACAGTGCGGGAGCAACTTTGTATCAGAACGGTGTTTGCGGCAGTCTTCTGGGCAGTTTTGTAGTCACAAATAAATCCAACACGTCAGGCTTTACAATCACCGACACAGATGTGCAGTTTACAGCGGTGTCAACATCTTCACAGGGCCCTATACTTGCGGTACGTTCGGCAAACAAGATAGATGTAACCGATTATGCAGCTATAAACCTTGATGCAAGAGTGGCGGAAAATGACGGCATGGGAACATATGTATGCCTGACAACTGCAAATATCAATGTATACAACCCAACTGAAATAGTTTCGGGCACACAGGTGACCATAACCAACACATCAAGCCATAAAAAAACAATAAATGTATCTAACCTGAGCGGAAGCTACTATCTGTGTTTTGTGCTGGCAGGTGCAATAACTCACGGCAGCAACACGATATATGCAAACAACATAACAATGGAATAGGAGAAACGATATGAACATTGAATTTTTGAACGGAACAAATTTTGAATACCTCAATGCACTGGAAACAGAGGAATATTACAACGGTGCAAGCAGAAGAACACTTACTTTTGAATGTGCGGCGGGTGTTATCGGTGTTGATGAACTGAACACAGTGCTGAACAGCGAAGCAGACACACAGAGTATTGCACTGTCAAACGGCGAGGTGACAAACATCTATGACGGCTATGTGCTTAAACTGAAATGCGGCATTGAAAAGAAACTTATTCAGCCGGAAACACCACAGGCAGCAGCTGTGTATGAGGACAGACTTATCTTCAAGCTGGGCAAAAGCACATATATCGAGGAACAGCTGCACCGTCTGGGGTTGTAAAGGAGAAAAAACTATGATTTACGGATGCGATTTATCCCATCATCAGTCAACTGATGCGGTGGAACAGCTTGTCCGCGGTGGCAAGGCAAAGTTTGTGATTCTTCGCACGGGCTTCGGCACATACAGTGAAGACACAGACTTTGAAGAATTTATAAAAGACAGCGAAGCAGCGGGGCTGGCAAACAGCCCATATCACGCAAGCTACGCAGGAACAATATACGAAGCAAGACAGGAAGCTGATTTCTGCATCGACAGGCTGGAAGCCACAGGTGCAAAGATTGAGCTTCCTGTTTCTTATGACTATGAATATTTCTCTGCCCGTTATAACGAGCAGAGGGGTATTGCAACCACACCACAGCTTGTGCAGGAGCTTACGGAGGCTTTCTGCGAAAGAGTAAAGGAAAGAGGATACAGACCAGGTGTTTATACAAACCTTGACTATTATCTGAGATTCTACGGCGAGGAGTTTTTTGAAAAGCATCCGGACTATGCTTTCTGGTATGCACGTCCAGGTCTTGTAGCACCTGACCTGCCTTGTGATATCTGGCAGTATGCATCCAACAACGGCCTTGCAGACTTCGGCTACAACGGAGACATCGACAAGAATATTATTTTTGATGAGGGCATCATCGAAGATGATATCGATATCGAGGTTATGCAGCCACTCAGCCAGCACAGTGTTCCGCTTTATATCGGTTATGCATCAGCGGGGGATATCGAAACCCTTGTGACATATATTGAGGGACTTGGCATCAAAACAAAGGTTGTGGATGGATATATCATCACAAAACCTGCTTCCAAAGGCGACCAGTGCTATATTATGACCAAGGTTAACAGGCTGGGCAATATAGACTGCAGAATCTACGAAGAACCAAAGCCGGAGGAAGAACAGACCGACCTTGAAAAGCTGCAGGCAAAGGTGAAAGAGCTGCAGAGGGACTTTGATGCAGAGGTTGAAGCCAAACGCTGCTGGCAGGAAAAGGCAGAAAAAGCAGAAGCACAGCTGGAACAGGCAAACAGACTGCTGGCAGCAGAAAGAGCCAGCAACGAGGCACACAGCAAGGAGCTTGCGGTATGCAAGGACAAGCTGGCGAAGATTAAAGAAATTGTAAGGGGATGACGATATGGATAAAATTGAAAATATCAAACTGGCATTTGTTGCACTTTTTACAATGATAGGAAATTGGCTGGGTATACTCAGAATCCCGTTTTTAGTACTGGTTCTTGTAAATGTATTGGACTATGTCACAGGCATTATGGCAGCGGCCCGCAGAGGAGAAAAGATTTCCAGTTCAGTGGGATTCTGGGGAATCGCAAAAAAGGTGTGCATGTGGCTGCTTGTGCTGGTGGGATGGGTTGTGGATTTTATTCTGCAGACAATGGCACAGACAATCCATCTTGAAATACAGTTTACAAGCATTGTCGCATTTGTGGTTATATTCTGGATTATGGCCAATGAGCTTATATCAATACTTGAAAACATCCACGATGTCGGCGTGGATTACCCCGAGCCGCTCATGAAGATTCTCGAATATGTAAAAGAGAAGACAGAGGATGCGGTGGATATTACAGATAAAAAACAGGATGAAAAAGAAACATTGAAAGAATAA